GGTGGAGGCGGCGGGACTCGAACCCGCAACCGAAACCGCAAAAGCATTGATATTACAAGGTTTTTTGTAACTCATCTGCAATTCCGTCTGCAATTTACTTTCCCAGTTTCCGCATGACGCTATTATAGACGCGCTCGTTCACAATTTTCAAACTGTCCATCAGCTCGTCCATGATCTCCCACGCCTTGTCCGGCGAAACATCTGCCACTGCGCGAAGAAAGTCGCTGTCACCGTATGTTTCGACGCTAACCGGTGCGGGCGCTGCGGAGTATGCCATTGGCAAAGCCCTCTCTCTGCTGCCGCTTTGCTGGTCGCGGATGGCATACAGCACGGCAAGGCGCTCATAGTTTTTCCAGCTTGATTCTTCCGTTTCAAGGCGAGCTATCCAGCGCTTGACCTCATTCTCGTCGACCATAGGGGCGCACCCCCTTTAGCCCTCAATCGTGTCCATGCAGCGCTGGATGGCTCTGCGGATGCTTTCATCATCGGCGTTGTCCAGCATTTCCTGCAACTGGCGTTTCATGCTGTCCATGCCGCCGTCACGGGAATAGTGCCCGCGCACATAATGCGTGCCACGTCTCGCATTGGACATATCGCGGTCATAAGCGCCGCGCATACCCGACTGCCAGTCTCCGTCGCGGGAATAGCGGCGAGAATAGTCTTCATCGCGGGAATAGCCGTCGTCTTCCATCATCTCGATCTTATCGATGTTCTTGATGGTGGCCGTTAGTTTGTGCGCAATTTCGAGATCGCCCGCGCCAAGCTCGCCCTTGCGTGCCAGCTCGTCGAGTTCGTCGCACAGCATATTACGCAGATCATACATTGCTTTCTTGCTCATGTCCATTCTCCTTTCAGCTCACGCGGTCGATTGCCAGGTTGCTGTTGGCAAAGCTGACCGCCTGCGCGCTTGTGTTTTTCGCCGCCACCGTCACGCAGCAGCCACGCGGCACTTCCACGATGGCGCTGACGTAGACGTTAAAATAGTTTTCCACCGCAGCCGGGGTGACGGTCGCCGTGGCGCTGTTGAGCGCTTCGCCGTTGATTGCGAGTGCCGTTGTGATCGCGCCTACCGTGCCGCCGGTGGGAACGGCGATATTCGCGCCAAAGCTCACCTTAAAGCGCGCCTTGCACTGCTGCGTCAGCCCGCGAAGGGTGACAAGGCCGCTGCCCTCGCGGTGTACGATACACGGCTTGCTATTGACCGCCGTTTCGGTCAGTGGGACGTTCTGCCCTGCAGAGACCAAAGCAATGCTAGAATTACTAAACTCAGCCATACTGGTATCACTCCTTCCTCTGATTTGCCCCAAAAGGGGCAAACGCGCCATTTGCGATCATTTCCGCGTAGCTGGGCGCAAATAATTCGTCCGCTTTACGCAAAAGATCGGCATAATTGCTAAGCTCGTACATGCTCATTTCACTCTTGTCCAGAGTTGCAATGTGATCGACAAATTCCTGCTTGAGTTCGTCAACCGTTTTCACAAAATCATTCCTTTCTAAAGGGGTCGAAATCGACCCGTTTAAAATACAGCGGCGGAGCTATTGCCCCGCCGCGTTGTCGTAGTATCGGCACGGGGCCGACCATTTTCGTGAGGTCACGAAAAAGCTATGCTATGCAGTTGTCAGCAGCCGCAGCCCTGATTGCAGCCGCAGCCGCCGTAACCGCTGCCCGCCCACGGGTTACAGGTGATGTAGGCAGGCGAAGGGCACGGACGCAGCTGCGAGATCAGATAGTTGTTCTGCGCGGCCTGAGATGCCGCAAGCTTCAGATTCTGATTCTCGGTCTGGAGGTCAGACAGCTTGCTCTGCGTCAGGAAGTCAAGGATGGCGCGGCTGTTCTGGTTGTTCGCGTCAATGATGTCGCGTGTGGCGTTCTGCACGGTGTTGCGCGTGTCGCACGCCTGCGTCGCCATGTCATAGCGTACCTGGGCGATAGCTGCGCGGTTTTCGCAGCAACAATTAGCGGCCTGCATCTGCATGGCGTTGAGCTGCTGCATCAGCGCCGCCTGCTGATTTGCGCGGGACAGCTCGGCATTGCCGAAGCCGGTGTTGATGGCCTGTGTGGTCGTAGCAAAGCCGCCAGTAATGGCATTGTTCAACGCAAAGGTGGAATCGCAAATGCCATTTGCGATACTGTCGAGCTTGCGCTCAACGCTCGCAAAGTCAGATGTCAGAACGTAGCCGTCCATCACACCGCCGCCGTTACCGTTGCCAAATCCGTTGCGGCCCCAGCCGAAGAGGAAAAGAACGATAATCCAGATCCAGCTGTCGCCCCACATACCCATACCGCCGCCGTAATTGTTCGCGGGGGCGACCGGCATAGTCATCATGGGAGAACCATCAGAAAGAGACATGTTATCTCTCCTTTCAATAAGTTTTTATTTACAACTTTCTGGCCAGAAAATGTTGTATCAATGTTGAAAATATGGTATAATTGATATGCACGGATAGGGTAGCTCCCGACAAGCCGAAAGTCCTATCGGTTTCCGTGCAATACAAAATTTAGGACTGCACGAAAGGACAGTGCTATGCCGTACAGAGACAAAGGTTTTTACGCTCAAAAGCACCAACAACTAATCGGTCAAAAATTTAACCGCTTAACTATCCTTGATATTTGGATTGATAAGGTAAAAGGTTACTATGTGTGCAAATGCAAGTGTGAATGCGGAAGCGAAACTGTAACCCGACTATCTCCCGTAAAAAACGGGGGAATAAAATCTTGCGGATGCATTCGGTACAAATACAGGAAAGCGCCTATAAGGGGCTGCAAATTGTATACAGGTCGTTCAAAGCATCCCCTTTACAACGTTTGGAACGGTATGCTTGGGCGATGCGAAAACCCGAATGATGAAATGTACAAGAATTATGGTGGCAGGGGCATTTCCGTTTGCAACCAGTGGCATGATTTTGATAAATTTATAGAATGGTCAGATTCAGTTGGTGGTCGTCCTGATGGATGCTCTATTGACCGAATTGATGTAAACGGAAACTATTGCCCTGAAAATTGCAGATGGGCGACCAATGAAATTCAGCAAAACAACAAAACTACAAGCCAGTATCTAACATACAAAGGCGAAACAAAAACGCTTGCTGAATGGTGCCGAAAACTCAGGTTGAGCCGATATTCCGTTCAATATCGCTTTATGCAAGGCTGGCCGGCTGAAGATATATTAGAAATCCCGTCACACCATCGGAAAGACGAATACCGAAGAAAAATTTTGCAGAAAACAAAAGACGGGATCATTGTTGCAACCTATAATGGCCTTTCGGATTTGCCAGAAGAATACAAAATGACATCAGTATCTTCGGCTTGTAACGGTCATTATAAGCGGGATACTTACAAAGGTTATATTTGGGAGTATGCAGAGGGCTAAATGCCCTCTGCTTTTTTAGCGGAACAAATGCTTGTACTGCTTTGCCATCGTTTGCAGTTGGTTTAACTCCTGCTGGCTCATAGCGCCAGATTGCAGGAGCTTATTGACTTCTTCTTTTGGGTTTCCCTGAAAGCCGCTTTGGAACTGTTGGAATTTCTGCTTGAGCTGCATCAGCTCACCCATCGGTCCAGGCATCTGCCCGCCGCCCAGCGCGGCCATGAACGGATTACTCATCGTCTTCGTCCTCCTCAACCTTGCGCTTTTTCTTGCCCTTTATTTCGCCAACAAGCGCCGCCAGACGGTCGAACTCCTCGCGGGTAACAAATTCCGCACCCTTTTCCTGCGGCGCTGTACGGGGCGTTTCTGCGCGCTCTACGAGGTCGTAAATCTTGAGCGTCGGCTTGCCGCTTGCGTCTGCCTGCTTGAGATACACAGTCGGCGCGGTAGAATCCCACAGCGCCACAGCAGAGTTGGGCGCGATGAGATAACCCCTTGCCTCCTGCTCGCCACTTACCCACTGCACGCCGCCCTGTGCGATGGGGTTCTGTTGCACTGGCTGCGACATAGGCTGCTGAATGGGCTGCATCTGTGGCTGCTGCATCTGCCGCATCTGCATGAGGTTGTCTGGCATCGGCTGCGGATAATAGGGGTTGAAATAGGGATATGCCATGTTCATTCCTCCGTTTCTTTTACCCAGTAATAAAGCGGGATCTCGTTCTCACTGTTCCAGCTGTCGTAGATTGTCCCGTCCTGAACGCACACTACATGCCCAGAGAGGGCAAGAATATACGTCCCGCGCGGATGGTCGTCAGCAAACTTGCCAACCGTGTAGCAGTCGGGGCAAGTGTCCGGCATGATATAGCGCCGATAGCCGAGCGATCGCAAATATGCGCCCCAACAAGCGTTTGCATTGGGAAGATCGCCGTCTAAGTATCCCTGTATGCACAGCGACAAATAGACCTCGCCCCAGTCCTTGCCGGTCGCCTTGCAGATCGCGCGCACGGTGCAGTCGCTGACGTTGCGTCCGTTTGGATTCGGGTTGAAATAGCTATACATGGAACATCTCTGCAAAATAGACGTATGTTCTCAGCTCGTCAGGATCAGGAAACAGCGTCAAAATGTCCATCGCCATTTGCTCGGTAAATCCACAAGCTAAAAGTCGTTCGTACATTTCGCGCACCTCCTTTTGTTGCCTCAATCATACCGTGGATCGCGCCCCGCAAATGGTCATCGTTTGGTCAATATTTGGTCAAAAAATATTTCAAAAAGCTCTTGACATTACGCTAATATTAGCGTATAATGAGAGCATAAAGAGAGGGGAAACCCAAGGAGGAGCGAATTATGAAGGGTACTGAGAAGCAGATCGCGTGGGCCGAAGAACTGAAAGCGAAGTCCATCGCCGCATTGGAGTGGATGAGAGAGAACCCCAGTGACTCCGGTAAGACAAACATCGAAATGTGGAACAAGGGAATTGACTTCCAGATCGGCCGCATTAACTCCGTGGAATATGCCGGCAAGCTGATTGACGTACTTCGCTTCGTGAATTTTAACGACACCCCGGACAAGGTTGGCATGGCCGTGGTTTCCCAGACCAATCGCTATTTAAAATAAGGAGGAAAGAACAATGGAGGAAGAGGAATTGATCCGGAAATTGGAACAGGCTCCCGGCAAAAACTTTGTGGAAGACGGTTATTTTTACGGCTACGCGCTCATCAAGCGGGCAACCGGAGAAGAAACGACCGCCATTATCAGGAAACCCGTCGGCGCGAAATACCGGGAGTGCGAGGTGCTTTACTACGCGCCGGAAATCAAACTCTGAGGGAGGGCATCTGATGCGCAGGAAATATGCAGACTGCCAGCGAGAAGACGGAGATTGCACCGCCTGCTCCTTGGTCAACTGCGGACGCGACTGCCACAACCGCGCGATATCAAAATTAGAATGGTCGCGCCGCATGGCCGAGATGACGCAAGCCAACCTCGCCGAGAAATCCGGCGTGAATATCCGCCAAATCCAGCGAGTGGAGCTGGGAGAATCCGACGCCGGGAATTTGACGGCCAGAAACCTGATTGCCATTGCCGACGTGCTCGGCGTAGATGCAAAATCTTTGTTATAACAGGGGAGCGGAGCAAATGAGCAGCTTTTTTATCGCAAGCAAAACCCAAGCGGAAGCTATCCTTGAAGAATTTGAAAAATGCCGTGGCTTCGGGAATTGCGGCCTGAATACCGCCGAAGGATGGAAATGCAGTTACCTCGCGGAATGTGCCAGAGAATACCTGGAAAGGCACCGCAACGAGGAAAAACAAAAAGAGAGCACCGATTAACCTCGGTGCTCTCTTTGCCCATCTGCCATTTTTTGATATGCCCGCCTGCGGCAGCGGTTGACCGCCTCCGGCGACAGGTGCAGCGCCTCGCACACTTGCGCGTAGCTCTTGCGCCGCACGTCGCACTCAATAAGGCACGCCGCCTCGTCCGCTGGCAGCTCAAACGATAAGATATACGCCACGGCCCGTTTGGGGGCCATAGAGGATAACTGTGCGCGGATCGCTCGGTGCTGCTTGTCCATGCTGTGCACCGGGGCTTGCAGAGCGCTCACGCGAGGGGAGACATTGCAGGCCTCCCGCCCGTTTTCCTTTCCGTGCCCGATTCGGACACAATTATTTCATCGTCGCGAGCTTTCGGATGAGATCCTCGCCGTACTTGTACGCCGCGAGGTAGTCGAGCGTCGGATCGAGCAGCCCCGCGCGCTTCTTGAGCACTTCGCGATAGCTCTCCTCGTACTTCGGGCGGTATGCGCCCAACACGAGCGACAGCTTGCGCTTGCGGCGGTACACCCCGTCGCCGTTGGACTGACTGCCCGCGACGCCGCTCGACGTGTTGCCCTCGATGGCAGTCACGTACTGGCCGTCTACGCTCTCGCAGATGCCCGTATGGTCGGTCTTGACCTTCGTGTTGGGGAAGTCGTAGATGAGCACGTCGCCCGGCTGATAGCCGGACGTGACCCATTGGCCGTGGGCCTTGGCGTAGTTCATCAGCTCGCCGCAGCTTGCGGTCTTCCCGCCGCCGTAGAAGAGCCGCTTATCCGCCTGCTGAAAGCACCACCACACGAACTGCATACACCAGTACACGCCGTCCACGCCGTAAGCCTTGCCGTACTTCTGGCGGTTGCCCGGCTGCTCCACCGTGCCGATCTCCTTGCGTGCGATGGCAAGGATATCTTCTGCTCTCGCCATGCCTTACGCCCCCTTGTCGATCACGTCCTGCGTCTTCTGGCTCTGCGTGCCGAAGTAGAACGCGATGATGACCGCATAGATCGTCATAAAGTCCTGCGAGATGTTGCCCGTGACAGCCATGTACGCAAATACTCCCGTCAGCACCAGCGTCACGAGGCTCTTGACGCTCATCAGGTTTGCCAGCCTCTTATGAATCAGTTCCATTGTTCTTCTCCTTTCGTCCCGATAGTTTGTCCGCGATGGCGACGCCCGCCGTCATCACGTCTACAATGCCGCCCACTCCCAGCACATAGGGAAACATGGAATCCCACTGCCACCCCTTGATGCTGTAGAACACGACGGTATACACGATGAACACGCTCATAAACACGGCAACCGCGCAGAGGATGCGATTGCGTGTTTTGAGCTTCTTTGTGCGCTTCACGTCCTGACCTCCCACTCGTCGATTTCCGACTTGATGCGGTCAATAAAGCTGTTGCCTTTCAGCGCCTTGTATCCGCGGTAGAGATAGAGAAAATCCTCAAGCTCGTACTGCCGGATGAATTTGTCCTCTCTGTGCCGGTAGTATATATGCAGCATGTCGTGCCGCAGCTCGCATTTGAGCGCGTCCGCCAGTTTGTCAAAGCCGAGGATTTTGTCGCGTAGCGGCTTGATGAGCAGCGCCAGCGCGCCGAGGATGACCGTGATCTCTGAGCACACCGACGCAACCCTTGCCAAATCTTCCATATCCCGCTCCCTTTCTGCGGCCTTAGACCGCCGTGAAATACTGTCCCGCCAGCTCATGCGGCAGTGCGTCAAGCACAATCTTCCCGCCCGCGGCCTCGCCGATGCGCTCGCACTTGTACGTCTTGCCGTCCTCGCTATCGTAGTAAAGGCACCCGTACTCGTATTCCATGCCGCGCTCCGCGGTAACAGGTTCGCTGACTGCGCGCGCCTCGCTTTCTACCACCCCGTACATCTCAAGGATGGGCCTCACGCGCTCGTTGCGCAGGATTTTCTTCTGCTGACCCTGATTCAGCTCGTCGAAAAACGTTTGCAGCGCGTTCCGCGTCTCCGCGACGTGCTCGCGTGCGCGTTCGGTGTAGGTTTTCTTCATGTTACTGCTCCTCCATCAACAGAATTTTTGCGGCGTGTTCTGCGTCCTCGAGCTGTGCCCGTAGTGTTTCTGCCTCTGTAGGCTTGCCCATCTTGATAGATACTGTGCCGTCACGGTGGTCAGTGATGTCACCAGTAAGGCTGAACTCGCTGTTGTCGTACTCGTTGACGACCTCTTTGGTCTCGCCCGTGGGCTGGCCCTGCTCGTCCAGCACGTCCACCGTCTCGCGCTGGACGATGCTCCACGGCGTATTGTCGGGAAGCAGTGCCGCCACGGCGTCGTGGGTCATGGTGAGGTAGATGGTCTTGGTGTCACGTCCGTCCCACGTGCGGTCAGTACGGTTGCCGTTGACCGTAGCGGGGTATTCTGTGTTGTTGACTTTGATGTATGTCATAAAATCACTCCCCTTTATTGTTTTGGCGGGCGTTCCTGGAGGCGACAGCCGATGGCGCCGTTCGAGTCCGACGTACTGCCGTAGTCGACGTAGAACGGACCGTGACTCTGGCCCTGGTAATAGTCACCGCCATGGTACAGGCACGGGTAACTACCGTTGAAGTACCAGTAATCCGGGACATAGGTCGTTTGACTGCCGTTTGCCGCGCTCGGGAACAGCGCCCATTCAAGACCGCTTGCTGTCGGAATGGTGAAGTCAGACGGATAGCCCGAAGTAGGCTTGCCGACCAGCATTCCGTTTGCGCTGTCGCTGAAGTTGTTGGGATTGCTGATGACATTCAGGCCGTTGCGGTTATAATAGCAGCCGTCCATCCAGTCATAAACATTGTCCCACCAGCCTTCGATGTTGCGATACTGCGTGAAGCCGTAGCTGTCGCGGCTTGCTGCGGTCGTACCGGTGTGGTAACCCATCGCGTCGGTCTGACCGTTGTTCATCTTAGAACCGTTCGTAGAGCAGCCTCTTCCGATGCGCTCACCGTTCCAGTCAGCAAACTCCACAAGGAACAGCATATTCACATACCAGAACTGAGCAAAGTCCATCTGCCAGAAGTTAGCGCCGAGGTTATGAATACCGCTGCGCGCCTGGCTTCTCGTGATGTTTACCTGCTGTGCGGCTCCCGTGGTGGACTTGTAATCGCTGCCGCAGTGGTAGCGTCCGATGTACGAGAAATCCAGCTCACCAAGGCCGTCTCCGCGGTCGCGGTTGACCGGGTCAACGGAGAATCCCTCAACAGGCCCGTCCGCGATCTGGAGTTTCAGCTTCTTGCCGGTCTTCGTCCACTTGAACCAATACTTCGGCTCCTTGACCTCAACACCGCCAGCGCGAGTTTCTCTCACCATTCCGGACCACGGGTAAAGAGTATCGAAGGGCGAGCTGCCCGCGCCATTGCTGACCGCGGGAGACGGGTCGTTGAATCCTGCTGCATCGTCTGTACGAACGCCCTTTGTCAAGCCGCTGCTTGTCCAGTCCCATTCAACCCCGTAAATGAGTATAATAGGCTCGAACGTGATGTCATACCCCGTTCCGCCGATGAGCGTCCTGCCCTTCTTGATGTCGTAGCTCGTGCCGTTGACAAGGCACTTCCCGCCCTTCACGTCGTAGACCGTGCCGTTGACTCTCGTTCTGTGTACCATGTTGCCTCCTTAGCCGTACACCCAGTTGATCGCGTAGTCCTCCGTGGGCGTGGTCTCCGTTGCAACCAGCGTCTGCTTGACGATGTTGCCGGATGCGATGTAGTCGCTGCCGCGCGTCGCCGCCACCAGCCCGCCCGAGCCATTGCCCTTGATGAGGGAGGTGGTGGAGGGAACAGTCGGAACACTGATCGTAACCGCGCCCGTCTTGCCGTTGACCGATGTGACCGGTGCACTCTGCAAAGCGCTGTCAGCCTTGCCCAAGCTCGTCTGCACGTCGCTTGCAAGGTCGGATTTGGCGACCGTGCTCTTAAAGGCCAGACTGCCGAGGTCTGCGAACCACTTCGCGATTTTGCCGAACAGCACGGAGAGCTTTTCTCCCGTCGCAACATTCGCCCGCGTTTCCGCTACCGAAAATGCTGCCGTGACCTCACTTGCATCACCACCAAAAGACACTGCGCTGACCTTATTGGGGAACTCTGCATTTTGATGAACATCATAGGCATACAGATGCCCCGTGCGAGCCATATTGCTTTGCACTTCGTAGTTGGTGATGCCGAGCAGAAGAATATTGTTAATCGAAACTGATATATTTTCGTTCGCAACAGCGGTCTGGCTGAATGTGAGCCTAATATCAGTGCGATTTGACGCATAGCGATTCCCAAATGTAGCATCAAATGGAATCGAATTCCACGAAGGATGCCCTGCCACGCCAGCGTACTCTTCCATTTGCACAAATTCACTGCCGCTTACATTTACACGATACTCAACCAAAACATGATTGTTCGAAACCGGGTTATTCCCTCCTGACGAATAGACTAAAATTTTCTTTAGAGCCGTATAAATACCGCAGGCACCCGCATTGATCGTAATTCTGAGTTTATCGTCCGTTGTTAGTCCTTTGCCTTTGTGCCCTACATAAAACGTTGAGCCAATATCCGACAAGAGTGCCACTTTGGCATCATCGGTGCACGGATATGCGCTCCACGTAGTTCCACCATCGTTGGTATACTCTACGGTAATGCCATCCGGTTTGCAAAACTGCAATTTGTTCCCGCCGATTGTCGATATGATTGCAGCATCGACTGGCGATGCCCCGCCGGAGATGAAGCGTCCACCCCAATTTAATTTGGATTCATATTCTGGTTGCAACGGGTGCACGTGATCTCCGCGGGCAAACTGCTTGCTCGAACCGGGCGTGGCTATTCCTGCACCTTTTGGCGCGGCTGTAGATGCCGCAGGGACTTTTTCGTCGATGTATTTAAAGATGTCCGTCCGCTTGCCCTGCGGGTCGTACACGCTTGCGAGCATATCGCCAGCGCCCTGACCGTTTGCACCGTTATAGACCTCGAAGTCAACCGTCGTGCCGTCCGTCAGGGTGATGGTATACACGTCGCTCGTGCCGGGGGCGTGTGTGCCGCTCTTGAGCGCGATGCCGGAAATGCCGTTGCCGGGTGCACCCTTCGGGCCGGGAGCGCCAGTGCCACCGCGCGGCAGGCCGAAGACCAGCTTGTAAACATTGTCCACAAGGGACTTCGTCACCGTCGCGGGCTTGCCCGTCTCAAGCGTCACCGCCTCGACGATCATGTTGACAATGGCGTCGCGCGCCGCCTGTGCGTCTGTCTTCGCCGTCTCCGCCGCAGACTTGGCGGAAGCAGCATCCTCGGCGCTCTGAGCGGCCTGTGACGCTTTCTCCCCCGCAGCGGTCGAACTTTCCGCCGCCGCTTCTTTCGCGCTTTCTGCGGCCTCCTGTGCCGATTCCGCCGCCGTCTTAGCGGCCTGTGCGCCGGTCTGCGCACTCTCCGCCGCTTTCTGCGCGTTGGCAGCCCCGGTCTGTGCGTCCTTTGCCGCCGTCTCCGACTTCGCGGCATTGTCAGCCGCCGTCTGCGCGGCCTGTACCTTCTCGTCAACGCCGGTCGCAGATGCAGCAGCCGCCGCCGCAGAAGATGCCGCCGCCTTTGCGGACGCATCTGCCGCAGCAACCTTGTCGTCGATGCCCTGCGCAGCGCCCGCGGCCTTTTCAGCCGATGCAGCCGCCGCATCAGCCGATGCCTTGGCGTTGTCAGCGTATTCCTTTACGCCCTGCACCTCTGCCGCGACGGAATCCTTGGCATACTGCACGACCTGCGAGCCTTTCAGCTTTTTCGCCTCGCCGCTCTGCTCAAGCACAAACAGGTCTTCGCTCGTGATTTGTAACGCTTGAGTGAGGTCGGAAATTGCTTTATCAGCCATCAGTTACCTCGCTTTCCTCGTCAGGCTTCGTCTTGCGCTCTTTAGTGGGCGGCTCTGCGGGGACGTGCGCCGCCTGCTGGTCAAGCCGCTCAAGGATCGCATATGCCTGCCTCAGCTCTCCCTTGACCTTTGCCATCTTCTCCGCGTCGTTCGCGGAGATCATCACCAAAGACAGCGTATTAAATGCGCTGTCAAGGATCTGCATTGCCTGCTTTGTCATAGTGCCTCCTTATCCCGACTCCCACCAAGAGTCGGTGTAGATTTCTGCGTTGTAGGGTCTCCACGTGTCCGTGTAGATGTATGGCGTATACGCTCGCCACATATCCGTGTAGATGTATACCGCGCCGCCCGTAGTGCCGCCGCCCTCTGTGGTAAACGATCCGCTGTCGGAATAGCTGGTCTCCACCCATTGATTGCGGTTGGTGTCCCAATAGCAAAGCACTGCCTCCCAATCGTAGGTTTTGCCGGGGGTAAGTCCGTCGAACGAATCCTTAAACGTGTTGTTCGCGCCGGAATCCTCGTTCGAGGTCAAGTAATACCCGTACCCCAGAATGCCGGTCACATAGATCGCACGTGCTCGGTCGTGGTAGCTGTCTCCGTAAAACGTGCCGTTGAGAACGGCTGTCGTCGACCCCGTCGCCGTAACGCTGACGCTAAAACTTGCCATGCGTCACCTCGCCGAACGGAGGAAAAACAGTTTTCCCCAGCTGCCAGCCGGTAAGTTATCTCCGTACATCTGGCTGCCGATATACAGCTCGCCGCCGCCGAGCGACACAATGTTGTTGGACAGCGTGATAAATCCACCGTAAGGGCCGCTGGCCTTTAGGTATACATTGGTCGCCGATTCCAGCTTGATACCGCCATAGAGGGTTTTGATGCCGATACCGTAGTCAACGTTCGTCTCGACAAGCGATATTTCGCCCACTTTGGTATTGCTGTTAGCCAGCAGTTCCACCGTCTGACCGCGCAGCTTCTGCGCTGTGATAGAAGTGCTGTCAATGTACGTTGCGATCGCGCTGTCGACCTCGCTTGCGCTCAAGCCCGCGTTGTTGTCGACGTAGGTTTTTGTCGCATAGTTTGAGCCGTCCTTGAGATCTCCGACACTGATACTGCTTGTTTGGATTTTGTCGGCTGTCAGCGTACCCGTGATATTCGCCGCATCGACGTACAGATTGTCCGTCTTGATGCTGCTGCCGTTGATCTTGGTAGTTCCGCTTGCGTCCGTCACCGTCAGACCGTCCAGCGTGGTTTTGACCTCGGTATACTTGCCGTCGATGCCCTCGACCTTGAGCATGATCGCCTCGCTGGTCTTGGTGATGAGCGACCGTGTTTCGGCAATCTTGCGGTTGAATTCCTGCTTGATGTAACCGCCGGAAGGGTATTCATCTTCCATTTCCAATTCCCCGGGAGAGGAAATGTCAGCATAACCACGCCCATCATCGGCAATGCGGGAGAGTGGAGAATACAGACCGCCGACATTCACGCCGTCGCCAAGCTCCGCAGCGGGGTCAATGTTTGCCGCTCCTGCTTCGTAAGCTTGGTATTGATACCCTTTCATTTTTTGCAGCAGCGCATTTACCATTGCTTGTGTTGCGTGCGGGCAGCTCGCGGTGATCTCCATGCCCGTATCATCGCCGGCGGTCAAGCTCTTCTCATCGTCAAGCAAAAGTGTTACGCGGGAGATAGGTTTGTATCTTCCATTGTCGGCAAAACTGGTCATATCCTGACCAACAAAATATTTTTCAGACAAGAATCCTCACCCCTCCGAATGTGATTGCATCGCCATGCTCGGTGATAAGATAATTCGTTTCCTCCGGCATGGACAACAGCGGGACAAGCAGAAGATTCCCCTCGTCAGTTATAATCCAGTTCCCGCCGTGCGCCGCTGCGATAAAACATAGCTCATTTCGGATCGTGTAATCATTCGCTGGATAGTCGATGGTGTACGAGCTATTAAGCGCTGTGCGGCTGTCCAGCTCGACGCCCATCAACTGGCAAAAGATATTTACAGCGTCAGGCATAGTCATCGGGAAGTTAAGCGACTGGTCTGGCTCCCACACAACGTCAGCCTTTCTCATAGCGTCGTATGCTTCGAGTTCCCAATAATTCCCATCGCAGGAACGGCGGTTGGTAAAAAACACGCCTTTGGGGATCCAGTCTGTTGCCTGACTTCCATTAACAAGCCTGAGATAACGCTTGATCGTCGCGGCGCGTGGTACGTTTTCCGCATACAGTGCCAGTTTTAACGTTGCGCAGCACGCGTTTCCGATGCCGAATTCTTCAAACAACTGCGATTCGACGGAATGCGACACTTCCGCGTCTTTGCCATATTCCGTGCCCGCAACGTCAAATTTGTACTCTCGTTCTGTGCCGGGCTTGTGGAGCAGCTCGCGCCACAGCGCACTTGTTGTCTGCCCCATATCACACCTCAGTCAAATTAAACGTCGCGCCGCCCCACACCTCATTATCGTCTGCCGCTTCTTCAAGCGTGCATTCCATCGACGAGCAGTAAAACGTGCTTGTTCTCATGCCATGCAGGTCAAGGTATTGGACGGCACATGTGGGTTTGTTCAGATCGTCATCAAGTTTTGCCAGCACGTCACGCTTGACGGAGTGCGTTGTATACCTCAGTTTTCGCTTGGTGGTGATCTTGTCGCGCCGCATCGTGCCATCTTTGGTGCGGGTAGTCTTGTCGCTGTCGAGATCGTTCCTGCTCCACCCGTAGCCTTTAGATGCGATTGCGGACGAGTAGTCCGTGCCGTTGATGATAAGGACTTCCATGTTATACCTCCTTAGTACAGCAGCACGGGCTTACCCGCCGCGCGCGTCATGTTGTTGATGTTCTTCACGGTGCTGCGTGCGATTTCCTTACCGTCAAGCTGGATAACGACCGTAGTTGCACCGCCGCCAGATTCCGCCATAGCCTGCTTAAATGCTTCGACCATCGTTGCAAGCGGCGTTTCGATGTTCGTTCCGCTCTTTTGATCGCCCAGCACGGCAAGAAATTCCTTGTTGGGGGGGATGACTGCACCGCGAGCCAATGCAGGAGCGGAGACAAAACTAATCGAAGGAGCGCGAGAAGGACTTCCAAAGCCGCCACTTCTGGCTCCAAATCCTCCGCTTCGGCCAGAATTCGATCTTGCAATAGAATTCTGCGCTTCAACAAATTTTTTCCCGAACCAGCTAACGGCATTAGCCACCCACGTTTTTACAGTTTCCCATGCGGATTTTACGCCCGAAAGGAACCCGTTAATCATTTTCTTCCCTGTCTCTTTCCAATGGGAAACTCCAACATATTTAGCAACGCTGTTCTTCCACCACTGCTTAATGCTATTCCAGACGCCTTTGAGTTTCTCAAGGATTGCGTCCCAATTGAGCGCAGCTGCAGTAACGAGAGAAGCGCCGCCTGCAAGCATCATCCCGAAAGCAATAGGCCAAGCCGCTGGGCAGAAAATTGCAAGCATGATACCAAGCGCAAGCAAACTCTTTACGGCAAAAAGCAGGATTTCCGTTAACTTGCTTTTTGTCTTTTCCGTTGTGCTATTCCAATCCAGAGCAACAGCGCTTGCAAGGGAAGCCGCCCCGATAATGATAAGTCCAATTCCGAGTGCAATATGAGCACCGGACAGACAAAGAATTACGCCGATTGCAAGTGCCGCAAGCCCAATGTAAACGAGAAGCGTCTCAAGGGTTTCCTTCGTTTTGTCTGCGACCGCGTTCCAGTTCAAGGCGACTGCCGTTCCCAGCATAGCCGCGCCTGCAATCATTAGCCCAATGCCGAGGGGAATATTCGCCCCGGAAAAACAAAGAATCGCGCCAATCGCAAGGGCAGATACGCCAAGAATCATAAGTACGTTGGTAATCGCCGCCCTTAACTTGTTTGGCATGCAGCCCCAATTTTCTTTAATAAGCGCTACAAGCCCCACCGCGCCAGCAGCCATGAGCGCAATTCCGAGCGGGATATTCGCTCCTGAGAAACAGAGAATCGCGCCAAGAGCCAAAAGTGCACCGCAAAGATAAGCCGTGATTTCGTCAATCTTCGCTTTATACGCATCGCTCTTGAATTGCTCAAATACGGGGGATAAACGGTCTGCAAGAGCAGATGCCGCACCACCGCCGCCGCTTGAACTCGACAGAGTGTTGATCTCATCAAAACTTGCAAGATTTGCTTGTGCGTCCTTTGCCGCCGCGCCAACTTTTTCAACAGCATTAGCCTCTTTATAAAGGCTTTTTGCTGCTGCCTCCGATTTTTTTGCCGTAGTCCCAAAAATCATAGAGACGATATTTGCAATTGCACTAACAACTGCATTGAGGATGTTCACAAGCGCAATAAACGCCGGAACAACTACGCCAAGAAGCGGCTGCGCCAAAGTGAGAAGCGACCCCTTTAAGTTTCCAATGGCCGCAACTGCTTCATCGTTTGTCTGGATAACCTTCCAAACATAATCGCGAACAACAGATAAAGCTTTTGCAATAATCGTGAAGACAAACGCCCTGAGCGCCAGCCGCTTAACCCTGTTGGAAAACCGCGCAAGAAATGCGTCTGCTTTCTTTGTAGCTTCCCCCATTGCCACCATGCGAGTTCCTGCGCCAGAAATTTTTTCAGAAAGCGCCCCTGCGTCTGTTTTCATCTTGTCAAGGCTTCGAGTATCTGCGCGAATAGCCGCGTCCATTTTCTCAACTTTAGAAGTTACGGAATCATATTCTCGTTGCAAGGATTTAACAGTGTGCTCTTGCTCCTTCACGGAATCGGCGGTGAAAAACTCATTGCCGCTGCGCATAGATTCAAGAGTTGCTTTTGCTCGGTCAAGACTTACCGCAAGCTCTTCCGATTGTTTTGCAAGCGGCATTTTTTGCTGCTGTTTTTGATAGATTTTATCGTTTAGAGTGTCGATCTTTTTGACAAGCTTGTTTAGCTCTTTTTGCGCATCTTTATCGTCCAACTTTGCGCTAAAAACTACGGAACCATCAGCCGCCATAAAATCACCACCTTGCTTTTAGTTTTTTGTTGTGCTATGGTAATAAGACTGTATCTAATAGGAGGGGAAACAAATGAAAACGGCGAAAAAAGCAATACTATTTCTTGTTGTGTTCTTTGCGTCATTTCTTCTGGTTTTGGTAATTGGTGCAATTACAACGCCAGAAGGTCAAGAAACCATGCCCGTTTGGGTTGGAATTGCCCTTATAGCAATCCCAATCCCATTGGGGGTGTTAACCATGAATAAAGTGTTCCCCGCAACGTATGAAGAGAAAATAAAGATGCAAACGGTAAAGTGTAAGCTTCAACTTGTCGGGGGGCTTGATCTTGCAGCGGGGTCTATTTGCGCCGCCGTTTGTTCCCCGGAATCGATTTCATTTTCAGCGAGCGGGCAAACATTCACCCTTTCGCCAAGCAAGCTTATCGATGTTTCTGTTATGACGCCGCAGGAAATTCAAACTCAATACGTTTCGAGTATTGGAGGTGCAATTGCGGGAGGAATTTTACTCGGCCCAATTGGCGCAGCTCTTGGCGGGTCAACACAGAAAAAGAAGTCCAAGATTGTACGACAGTACCTTATTTTCGCGTACCAAAGCGATTACGATGTGAAATACATTGTCTTTGACGTAACCGCTGCTCCGCAAAATGGCAAGAGGATCAGCAAGATTTACGCGCATCTAAAGAAAAACGAGAATAAACAAATAACGCTTTAATCCGAACCGGCTCTCTCATGGGCCGGTTCTTTTTTGCCTAACCACGCACTTAGCGTGTCCGCCTCTTCTCTCGATATTCTTTTTGGAATATCGACAACGTCTTTATTACGCCGGTAAAACTCCCTGTCCGACTTATCTAGCGCACGCCCTTTTGCTTTTAACTCGCGAATGCGAATGACCTGTGCAAATAAGCAATCCCCGATTTCCATATACGCAGACAAAAACGTGAACCAGTGGATCCCCCCAGAGTTTGTATCCGCATCATATTCGCTTTCTCTAACTTCTCTCCCAAGGACGCGGTTGATAGGGGACACGATGAGTTGAAAATCTTTCTCCCAGTCTACAAGCTCTGGTTCTTTTTTCTTGTCATCAGGCGTTTCCCCGCCGTTGATAAACCAAAACATTTTCCCAATGGCCGCATCATAGTCTGGGATATTATCAAAATCAACGAAGAAGAGTTTAAGGGCGGTATAAGCCCGTTCTTCATCGCTTAGTTCTTCATCGTCCAAAACCTCAAAAATCGTCAAAATAACTCGAAAGTCATATCGAATAGAAAAGTTCTGGTCGTTGATTTCTACGCTTTTTGGAAGCCCGTAGCCCATACCGCCCTCCGTTTAATGCTTCTGGACTTTATCGAGATACTTTTTAATTCTCGGATTCGTGAATTTCTGTTCACGGGAGAACGTATTGTCGATTTCGTCCATTACAGCAAGCATGAAGTTACACCACACAGGAACTCCCTCTGCCAGCGCATAAACGTTCATTCCGCCAAAAAGATCATCTGCAATATGCGCCCCGAAAACGGAGTCAATGATCTCGCGCATCTCTTTGTCGCGCTCACGAGCAAATTCAAAGATGAGCTTTTTGTCTCCCATCTTTTCAATCTGCGTTTTGTACCCTTCCTGCTTTTTGTCGAGGTCTTCAAAGGCAAGGTAGAGCCTTTCGACAAAGTTGCTGTCGGTAGGGTTAAACGACACCTCGCACTTTCCATTTACGGTGTAAGTTACAAGGCCGTCGCCAAAATTAAGTTCCTGCATGATGTTCCTCCTTATTCACCCTCGGTAAAAGTAACCGTATTGCCGGAGATAGCGGCAGTGCCGACCGTGCGCGTGCCGCCAAGCGTCACGTCGATGGGCATACCGATAAAGCCGCCGCCCTCGCCGCCGAGGGAAGAGGGCTTGACCATGCAGGACGAATAGCGCTCCGCAAATACTGCGGTCTTTGCCGTGCCTGCATAAGCGTGGACAATCAGCACATCCTGATTCGCCAGCGCCGCCGCGTTCTGCTCCTTGACCGCAAGGTTCCAAACCTTGACGATGGCGGGATCCCCAGCGTCCAGATCAGACGGGTCAAAGGTCTGTGTGATGATAGGTTTCTTCATGGTCGTGCGCGTCGTTCCGAGAATATCCTTCGAGGAATCTTCCTGCCAGTCATATTCCATGCTGGAATCCGTGACGCGCGTACCGAGGGGAGACCACGTGGGGGTTCCGGTTTCGCCCGTGTTCAGATACGCGATCAGAAGTTCGCGGTCTACGGTCTGCCCCGCCGTGGTGTTAAAGGTCGTATCAGCCATTTTTAATCACCTCGTAGTTCATTTTCATAAGGATTTGGTGATCCTCGTCGCCGTTTTCATACACGGCAAAAAGAGAGGATCGCGTTGTCGGCTCAATGCGAATGACGCGGCGGCCGTCGCCAATGTCAGGCGGCGTTTCGCTTGCTGCCCAATCGCCCAAGGCGTTAAGCAGCTCGTCAGCTTTGAGCCGTTTATCATTGCTGTTCCCGGGTTTCATGCGGTAGATAACCTTGAATTGATATTCCGCCTGATACCCACCGAGAATGTATTTTTTGACAATGTACGCCGCCTGAATCGTAGACAGCGCCATCGCCGCAGTATCGGCGGGAAGAAATTCGAACCGAATCAAATCAACCGGCTTGTCAGGGAATGTGTTTAACCACGCAAGCAGCTTTCGCGATACTTGGTCTTCTTCTGCTGCCGAGACCGTTTTCTTAACCTGTTCCGTACTTCTTCACCGCCTTTTCTGCTACACGCGCCCACTTGCCAAGGTTCTGCGCTTTGGATGCTTCACACCAATGTGCTTGTGCCTGTGGATGGTGCTCGTGATAAAACACCAAATCTCGGTCAGACGCATGGAGTTTTGAGCCTTTTGGAAATTTAATTTGCAAATTGCCATGCTTATCGACAAACTTCATTGGCCCATTCCCATTTTCGTCGACCATAACTTTCCCGTAATAGAGATATCGAGCATAAGGCCCCGGATAAATGATCTCATTGCCAATAACCTTTGTGCGCTCATTTAATGAGCCTGTACGAAACGGCACAAAAGGCTGAGTGTCTTTCTCCATCTGCTCGGCTAAAACGTGCTCAGCGCGCGTACAAGCCTTTGCAACGGCGGTCCTTACAGCGTCCATTCCATCGGTATGCACGGAAAACTTGATGCCCATTACGCACCTCCGACTTCCCAGTGCTGCATATCGGGGCTACCGTAGTCCATAGCATCAACCTTGGTCACGTTGTAGCAATCATCATGGCTCAGTACGACGGTCATGTCGTCCGAAACGAATTCGCCCTTTACAAAGCACGTCATGCCACCGTTTCCCTTGTATGAGAGCGTCCACAATCCAGATTTGTCCGCTGCTTTGAAAAACGATTGAGGTCCGATGTAAGTTTTCGGCTTCCCTGTTACCCCGTCCACTGCTTCCACGGCGAACGGGATATACAGATTCACAGCGTCCGCACTTTCAAGTCCGCTTTCACGCACGTTGACCGCCTTGCTGGCTTGCAGCATCACGCCACGCAGGATTGTGGTATAGACCTTCTCGACCTCATCAAGCGTTGTCGGGTCGATCTCCTGCACGATGTTGTAAATCGTTACAATGTGGGGAGCGTACATCTACAACCACCTCCGCGATACAGTAGCCCGGTATGGGCAAGGTATTCCATGCACGTTTCCGCCAGCAGTTTCTTTGCCCCGTCCGTCGCATTGAGCGCGGACAGGGCTGATTCCCCGCCCGTTGCAAGTGTTCTGGAATAGCTGCCTACCGTTTCACTTTTGACTTCTGCATCATTTGCTGCAGCGTTTGCAAGGTTCTTCACGGCAAGCGCCTGCGCCGCCTCGATGACTGCATACTTATCTACCAGCGCGCAACAGCACATCTTTACCGCGTCCAGATCAGCGTTATCTTGCGCTCTGTTGCGCGTGTAGTAGTCAAGGAAGGAGCTGGCGCGGACAACAAGGCGCGGGAAGTCATTTTCGCTCACGGCGCCCATATAAGTGCCGGAGTAGTATGTATAATCAGCGTATGTCATACGGGTCAGCTCCTTTCAGATTAAGAAACGGTAACAGTGGCAGTGCCGGTCTTCGTGCTGTCCTGCTTGGACTTGGCCGTAACGGTGATACTGGTCTTAGTCTCAGCGGAATCGATAGTCAGCAAGCCGTCTTCGCTGATCTTGGACTTCGTGCCATTCTGGCTCCACTCGACCTCGCCGTTGATAATGCCATCGCCGGTAACAGCAGCAGTAAACGCCTTGCTGTCGCCCTTTGCCATCGTTGCGGTAGCGGGCGAGACGGTAACAGCGGAGATGTCGCCGCCCTTGCCGTAAACGGAGAAGGGGAAGGGGTTGGCCTTGTCCACGTTGTAGGCGTTGACGGGATTGGCAATCTCCCAGCCAAGACGCATGACTGCGCGCAGCGCCACCATGTCGTTCTGCATGAGGTTGTAAGTAATGGCCTTGGTGCTGGGGTCCTGAATGACGCCCTCAGTGAAAATCTTGAAGGTCATGTCCTGACGAATGGCATAGACGAGCTGGCTCCAATCGCCAACGATCATCTGAGCCTGTGCGGGATCGAACGCGCCGTTCATGGGGAAGTACATATCCATGCCGTCCAGACCATAGCGGGTCGCGCCCTGCATATCGGACTTGAAGATGGGCTGCCCAGTGGTGTCCTTCAGGCCGCGCAGCTTACCGCGCATCTGGATAGCAGACATAACACCGTTGGGGTTGAAACCGTCCAGCTCAACCTTGGAAATCAGGCCACCATCGCCCATGATGTCGGCGTAAACGTCAGAACTGACGGGAACGCCGTTGCCAGCGGCAATAGCAGCGGGCACAACGCCAGTGCGCCAAGTGCCGGGTTTGTTCGTGCCGAACAGGATGGCCGCATCAATGACCTTGCCGAAAGCCTCAGTCAGACGAGGCTTAACCTCGCCCCAAATGTCATAGTCCGCATCATCGAGAGCCGCCTCGGGAATGGGGACGATAACCGCGATTTCCTCGGCGTACAGCTTCTTCTTGTCCCACGCCATCTTGGTGGTCTGCTTGAACGCCTCACCAGCGCCGCTATCGGTGGCCTCGCCGTTCACGAAGTACGCGGAGGGCAGGGCGTCCAGCACGTTGATGGTCTGCGTCTTGCTGGACATATTCGCCAGTCTGCGGCCCATACGAAGGACAGCAGATTCGGCGATAGCGCCCTGCATGATCTCGCGTGTTACGGGTTCCGGGATAAGGCCGGAAAGTGCGGAACGATCAATATTTGCCATGTTGTATACTCCTTTTCGTTACTTGAGTGCGCCGCGGATCAGATTGTTCATCGCGGCATTGGTATCTGTTTTCTTTTCGCCGCCGCCAACAGCGGCGGACCAGTCGATTTTTACGCCGTCTTGGAACGCGGACGGATCGGCGCTGACTTGCGCCTTGTGCCATTCGTCAAACCCATCAAGCGCACCGTCCTTGATTTCAAGGTGCTTTGCTTTCAGGTCTGCCAAATATGCCTTTTCAGCAGCCTTAGAGCTGAATTTCACTCCCTTTTCGGAAAGCGTTTTGCGGATAACATCTGCGTAGTCATAATCGGCGATCTTGGACTTGTAGCCCTCGATTTCCTTTTTGAGCGCTTCCGTTTCCGCGCTGCCGTTCGCTGCAAACTGCTTGTTTTTCTCCACTTCCGCGTCCAACTTGCTCTGGACAGTCGAAAGTGCCTTTGTGATTCGCCTGTCAAACTCCGCCTTATAGGTAGGGTCGGCCAGTATTTCATCAAAAGTCATAATTTCGTCTGCCATTTTTATTCTCCTTTTATTTCCACAGCGTCATTCCCCGCTGCGTATTACAAAAAAGAGCCAAACAACACGCTTTCGCGTAATGTTTGGCTCAAATTGCCACTTCTTTTGCCTCGATTGGCAAACGGATATATTTAATTACAGTCGCTTTCTGTTTTTAATGCTTCCCTTTTTTGCCGCGTCGTATTGTTCTTCTGTCCATCCGTACGCCTTACAAAACAAGGGCTTTCCCTTTTCCATCGCAGCATTGTAGTCTTTAACAGAATAGGACTTTGCGCTAACAAGTTTAATGGACGCGGGATCAAGCAGAGGCTCTCCATCGCTACCCACTCCGGAAACCTTACCGGTTACTCGATATTGATACTTGAACGGGTACTTAGGGCTTTCCCAAACGGATACGCCATCTTCTTTTTCCCCCGTCATGTGATTGGTGGACACGCGCATAGTCCCATTCTTGAGATATTCAATCTCTTTAGGGTTATCGGTTCCTCGGTAAAACTGCCCTTCCTTTTGATAGCCAGCAAGTCTAAGTGTCTCCGCTTCAATAATGCCGCTTATCTTGTAATATGTATCATTATTAAAGTCGTGGTCTCTTAAGACAATTCGGCCATCAGATAAAATTGCGTTTACATTTTCATCGGCAACGTATTTCCCATTAAGAAATCCGTTTGTCTTTGGGGCTTTGCACACTTCAAATTCTCCACTTTCATTTTTTGGGATTTGAAGCGTTTCACCGGTTTTTTCGCCAGTAAGTTTGTACTGGTCATCTTTTAATGCCTCGTAGCTTGTTCCGGTCGCCTTCCCCCAAACTCTGTGTTCGACGCCGTATTCAGCGCTTGCTTCAGCATCGACGGTTTGTTTTTTTGCGGTCGTTGTTAATTTCTTTTTAGAACTCCCAAACTTTCCGCTCTCGCGCATTGCATCCGTCAGGCTTTGCCCGTCTTTGATAAACACGCGGCGACCGCCGATCGTACGCCAAACGCCGCCTTCGTCTGCCATGCCAATCCACACTCCCTTATTGCAAAATAAAAAAAGAGCCAACCTGTAAGATATCCTTACAAGTTGGCTCTTCGTGCCACTTCCACGTGCTCGATTGCACTATGGGCGCTTATTTATTTATAATTATTTTACCACATCACCGTGCAAAATGGAAGAGAAATATTACTTTTTCAGCTCTTTTGCTTCGATAATTTGCGCTTTCACGCTTCCGTCTTTCATTTGCTTTAACTGCACGCGAAGCCCGGCGGCAAGGGCTTTTTCAATGGCGGATTTGAGCTTTTCATCTATCATACAGCACTTTCGTCCTTTCCCATTGAAGCGGCAACCCTGCCGCCGCGCTGAACGCCTTGTATTTGGCATTTAACCGCCACAGTCGTATATTTACCGCCTGTTCTTCTTCACGCAATCCTGCGGCCTTGTAAGCGGATTTCTCGCGCTTTAGTCTGCGCACTTCTCGTTCAACACGCCGTTGCATCTGCGTCGCCTCGTATGCGGTGTATTTCTTCCCGTCAAACTCGCATCCGAGATCATCATCAATATGGGCAAGCTGCTCATCTGTATATGTGCGTTCGCTTACGCCCTCAACCCAAACATTGCGGCGGTGGCGGCAGTTGGCTCCTTCCAGCCCGTCAACAGCCCCCAGACCGCACACTTCGTAAATGTTCGGGTAGATGTCCCCTGCGCGAATACTGTAAACCTTGCCTTGCCAATCCTTATGGCTTGACCACGGTGACGGCCCCGGCTTATCTCTCGCGCCAGCATGGGCGGAAACCTCGAAATACGGAGTTTCGAAATACTGCGCCGACTGCTCCGTATATTTAGCGCAAATTTGATTTACGCCAGTCATCACGGCTCTGCGCGCTGCCACATCGATTTGATCTCGATGCCCGCTCTCATAGTCAACTACC